ATAATCTATGCAGAAAAAACGACAAGGAGGTGAAAGCTGTAAATAAGTTCAGGTAAAGACCCTAAGGGGGTTGCAGAAAGGGTGATTCCACACGGATTTCTGGCAGCCAGATTGCGCGACTTCGAAGAATATTTTCCAGGAATTGGATAAGGCTAGAGGAAAAGTTTGGTGAACCGGGGAGGACTCGAACCTCCAACCCGTTGATTAAGAGAAACTGTACCAATCATACCTGTTAATTAATCTTCATACTAACATATTTACTTTCCAACACTTTAGGTATATAGTTTTACCAGTAGGTGTAATCTTTATACACCTAGATGACTCCCCAGGGTAAAACGGAGGTAAAACCGAGATGCCCAAGCCAAGATTCAACTTCACCCTCAAGGCGATCGAGTCCATTCCCATACCTGAAAAAAAGCGTGCCCTTTATCGCGACACGCAAGTGCCGGAACTGGGGTTGATGATTCAACCGACGGGCCATCGCAGTTATTTTTGGTATCGCAAGGTGCGCAACCAGCCGACGTGGAAGACGCTCGGAAAATTTGAGGATCTCTCTCTGGAGCAGGCACGAGACGCGGCCCGGCAACTTTCGAATGACCGTGCCGTTTGGAAAAACAATAAATACAAGGGCGACTCTCCATTCAATAACCGTCGAGAGGAACTGACTTTCTCGGAATGCGTGGAGGAGTACATAAAACGGCGGGTTCCGAAATTGAAAAATCCCACCGAAACCGAAACCCGCTTACGTCAAGGGGTGAAGCGGGATCTTCCAGCGTCGTGGAATTCGCGAAAGCTCAGTGACATCCAGAGGAAGGAAATCGTCGACCTCCGTGACAAGATCGGAGTGAAGCACCCGGCACTGGCAAACGCTACCGTGCGCATGATTAAATTTCTCTTCAACCACGCGATTGACAGTGAGCTTTGGAAGGGTGAGAACCCCGCCGCCCGCGTCAAGCTGTTCCCTCGCAAGTCGCGCGACCGCTTTGTGCAGCCTGACGAGATGCCGCGCCTATTCGACGCCATGCTGAATGAGCCAAATCCAGATCTGATTGACTTCATAAAACTTGCCCTCTGGACCGGCGCTCGCAAGGGCGATATTTTTTCCATGCGTTGGCAGGACCTCTCCCTCGCTGATAATCGGTGGTCCGTACCTGACCCGAAAAGCGACGCCTATTCTGTTGCGTTAGTGCCTGAGGCAATCGCGGTGCTGACTTCACGCCTCGAACGCCGCATAAAGGACAACCCGTTTGTTTTTCCTTCCCACGGTAAGTCAGGGCACCTGACTGACCTGAAGGCTAGATGGAAGGAGCTGTTAACACGCGCAGAGATCACGAACCTAACGATGCATGATTTGAGGAGAACACTCGGCTCATGGCAAGCCGGTCTTGGTGCAAGTGAATTGATTATCGGAAAATCATTAGGTCACAAATCTGGTGGGGCTACAAAGATTTACTCCCGACTGAACCTCGACCCTGTTCGCGCCAGTGTCACCGCCGCGACGCAGGCTATCATCACGGCCTCGAAGAAAAAACCCGAGCAGTTAGAGGAAAACAATGGCTAAGAACGGGCGACCAACCGAACCACTCCGTGACCTCAAAATCTATCTATGCGTCGAGGATGCGCGAAAGATGAAGCGGCCCAAGCATCCGGGGCTTGAGCCTGTGCAGCTGTCATGGGACAAGGCGTACGAGGTTGCACAATGGGCTCTGGAGCGCGACTGGAACATCACCCTTAGTACCGGGGCCATCCGCGCCGCCTATAGGCACGGCAAGAAGCTCAACGACTGGGCTCAACAACAGATCAAACACAACGACGCAAAGTTGAAAAAATCTCCCCGGCCTCGATAAAAGTCTGCTAAAAACCCCTAGTTGTTGTCATATTTTTTCATAACTCAACACTTTAAATTTAACTCCGTCAGCAATCTCGTGGAGGGATTCAGCTATGACGGAGTTACTCAGACCCCAGCAAGCAGCCAGTTTGTTGCACGTCACTTATGGCACTTTGGCAAGTTGGCGCCATAATCGCCGGTACCCACTGGCATTCGTCCGCATCGGCCGCAAAATTTTCTATCGCCAAGAAGACATAGAAGCCTACATCGCCGCGTCCGTTGTGTCCGGTAACGGCCCTCGAAATCAAGCTATCACCAAGAAGCGGTGACACGATGACTCCCGACGAAATCATCGACGACCTCAATCGAAAGTTCTTCGTTGCCCACGTTCGCGACGGTGGGTTCAGTGTGTATACCCGCGTCTGCTGGCAGGCCGAAGTGCAAAATGTTCCTGGACAACTGATTCTCTGCTGCGAAACCTTCACCGCCTTCCGCAAGCGCTTCCCGAAAAAGCAGCTGATCGAGGGCAAGCTGCGGAACGTAGGTGACTTCTGGTTACGACACCCGCGCCGGCAACCCTGCGACCACGAGCAAGTCATTCAGCGCGTGTATTTAGCAAAGGGAGAATGAAAAATGAGGAGTGAACAAAAACTTGGATTACAAAACGCCATCAAGTGCAAAATTCAAGAACTCTTTAATGAACTCGCAAAAAAGGAAGAATCCTGGTATTGGTGCGAGCAAATCGAGCGTTGGTCTTTTAGTAACTCCGGCGTCTTTGAGGTGAGTGACGTTTACAAGCACTTCAAGCACGTTTCTGCCGGAGAGTTTTCATCTGCCTTAAGGTCTATGGCGAGTGTCGGCCTAATTCGTTTAGGTAAAAGTAAGTACGACGGTGAACACCGTCCCATACTGAAAGCATTTTTTATAGATAAGCCACAGCCACCGGTAACACTTCCACCAGAGGGTCCAAAGACTGAGACGCACTAGTTACCTCTGGAGTACACAGCAAAACTTTTGCTAGCAACCTCATCAAGCGTGGAGTAAAATGGGGTTGTACAAATAAAACAACGGACTTCTCCTACCTAACCGGCTTTCAACATCAGCCCGGTGCATCACGTAACACAAATCAAAATTGCGAGCGGTTGAACTGTGCACCCCACCGACGAATTCCCCCAATACGAGTTTAGAGGTACAAGCTTGTGCGTCTCGTCAACGCACAGGGCACGGTTCGCGGAGTGGTGTTGCGCCTCGGCGTCACACCACTCCCGCTCCAAAAGGTTTACGCCGTGCCCGACAATGACGCACGTAATCTAGTTCTCTCTGATTTTGAACCCTACCTTTCTTCGCTAAAACCACTCCCCATTTGGGTTGGCTGGCGAAAGTCCCCGGACAAAGAGCGCCCGGGGAAGGTCAAAAAACCTCCTCACAGCCCACTCGACGGTAGCAGCATCGGAGCCACGTCAAAGTGGCCGATTGACAGTGACCAAGCGAGGAAATGGGCTGCTGAGCACCCCGGCCAGAGATACAGCGACCACTGGCTACCTTTTGCGGATGCGTGGCCAGGGATACTTCATCATCGTCTCGAAGGCCCCGGCCTCGTGATTAGGAAAGAAGATGGCTTGGTAGGAGTCGACTTCGACGACTGCGTGTCGAATGGCGTGATCGACCCCAACGTCATTTTCTGGCTAAAGAATTATTTCGGCAACACGTATGCCGAATTTTCACCGAGCGGCACTGGCGTCCATGTCCTCGGTCGCGGGAAAATTTGCAAGTCGTTAATGAAAACTCCTCTTCCCAAATCTAGTGGAGTCACCGTTGAGGTCTACGACTGCGACCGGTTTTTCACGTTTAGCGGAAGGCCGGTGCCGCTATGATTACCGACGTTGCCGAATTCTACGAGTTCAGCCTTCCTAAACTCGGCGAGGCGTTGGGCGTTACTAACCTCGACTTTTCTTCCGAATCCGAATCCAGCGAACCTGCCGAAACCACCATCGAAAATGCTGTGGCATACCTCGACCGCGCTGTTGCGGAATTTGAGACACTTTCCGACGGAAGACAAGGACGCGCCACTCAGGTTTGCTATTGGCTTGGCCGCATCATCGGCGCTAAGACCGGCGACCCGCGCCTCGCGTTCCAGACCGTCAAGCAGCGCCTCACTGCTGCCCTAGAGAAGACCAACTGGTCCCGTGAAAAGTTCGAGGTCATCGAACGCCAGTTACGCGTTGGTGAAAAGAATCCCGTCAAGATCGTCGAGGACGACATAATCGAGATTCGCAACTGGCCTGAACCTCCTAGCGATGCGGCATTCGCAGGCTTGGTGGGCGAGTTCACAAAGCTCTGGCAACCGCACACGGAGGCATCACCGGTTGCCCTCGCTGCTCAATTCATCGCGTTCTACGGTCACGCCATCGGGCGCAAGCCCTTCTTCGCAGTAGGCGGCGATGACCACCACACCAATCTGGAAATCGCGTTGGTAGGCCCAACCTCATTTGCCCGCAAAGGCCAGAGCTACGGCTGCGTCAAGCACACGTTCGATAAGGTCCAGCTTCAACTCGGAGTTCCCTACAACGAAGCGCAAGGGCTGTCGAGTGGTGAGGGCCTAATCAACGCGGTCCGCGACCCGCGCTCCGAGACCAACAAAAAAGGAGAATCTGTTACTTCCGATGTAGGTGTTTCCGATAAGCGACTGCTTGTCTTTGAGTCCGAGTTCGCCAGTGTGCTCCGTCGCATGGTCCGTGAAGGCAACACGCTAAGTGAAGTCATCCGGCAGGCGTGGGATTCCGGCAACCTCGGTACGATGACCCGTAACGCTCCGCTCCGCGCCACCAACACTCACATCTCCGTCATCACGCACGTCACCCCGTCAGACCTCCAACTCTATCTGAATGATGTCTCGACGATGAACGGTTTCGCCAACCGTTTCATTTTTCTTGCCACACGCCGCGTGTGCTCACTTCCAGATCCTGGCCGCCCACCGGACCATGCTTTAAGAACATTCGCAGCACGGTTAGCCAAAGCCATTGAATTTGGTGAGCAAGTAAAGGAAATGAAGCGTTCATCCGATGCTGTCACTACGTGGGAAAGTCTCTACAAAAAACTGAGCGAACCTCGAACCGGAAGGCAACACAACGCCGTCGTTGCTCGCGGTCCGGCCCACGTGCTGCGTCTGTCGATGATCTACGCCCTGCTTGACGGCAGTTCCATCATCGAGCCTCGGCACCTAGCAAGCGCGACAGCCATTTGGGATTACGCGGAGCGAACCTCGCGCTTTGTCTTCGGTGATTCCCTGGGCGATAAGGTCGCGGAGAAAATCCTCGAATTATTGAAGACTGAGCCAGGGGGTCTAACCACTCGGGAAATTCGAGCCAAAGTTACAAATAAAAAACACGTCCCTGACGCCCTGCGCCTTCTACACGAGAATGGCCAAGTGAGAGAAGAGTCTTTGAAGCAATCCCAGGCGCGTAGAGGCCAACGGTGGTATGCGGTGTGACCGGTGTAACCGGTGTAACTCGTGTGACTGGTGTAACTCGTGTGACCTAGATTCCTGTCTTTAAACCCTGGTTTCAGTGGTTTCAGTGGTTACAGCGGTTTCACCGATCGCACCGGTCACACCGGTCACACCGACCAGTGAACAATTGTGGTGGGAAGCCTCACTTTTCCCTAGCCACCCCTGGCCATTCACGTATATAATAGATGTATATTAAGTAATCTAGTCTCACGTCCCACAAATCAAGCGAAGGCCTTCGGCAAGAAATCTCAAAGGTATCAGAAATGGAAGACATCAAGCGCGACGTGTTGCTATTGCATTTGCCTGCTCAGTTGAAGGCGCAGGTCCGCGACCTTGCGCGACAGAACCGACGCTCAATGACGCAAGAGATTGTGGTGTCGATTGAGCAGCGTGTCGAGCGCGAGCGTACACAGCAACCTAATCCTTAGGAGGTAACACAACTATGTTGAACACAACAATGCACGCAGTCCGACTCGCAAACATGACTCAGGCCCACAAGACTGCCTACACCGGGCTTTCGAGCACGCCTCAGAGCGTCGCGACCGTCGCGGCGGCACTCGCCATCTCGCAGGACTTAGCGGAGAAACAACTGTCCGCGCTGGTGGACGAAGGATTAGCGGTGAGAACTTCCGGCGACAGAACCAGCGCACGGTATACCTCAGCGTGAGTCTTCTCGCTCTCACCATACCGGGTATGGGGGTCAAAATGCGCGAACAATATTCCCAAGATAACGATCGCCCGAGAAATTCTGACACGGGAAGCAAAATATTTTTTGGTTAACGGTGAAAGCGCAATTAACGCGAAATAAAACGTGGTTCTCATGGGGAAATGCTGATGGATCTCTCGGAAATTAAAAGACTCATCGCGGAGTCCGACGAAACTTTGGCCGTGTTGCAAGAGGGACTGCGCGAAGCGATGGCAACACTACGCTCCGAGCCGTTGGAAGTCGAGGTGGAAGCGTACCACGGCAATCAGCGCAAGACGGTTATGAAGCCTCATCCCGCGCTGCGCCGGATGAGAGAGATCGGGTCGTCGATGCGGTCCCTGGAATTGCGATTGAAGAAACTGCGTGAGCAGGAGAAGCGAATCATCTTGGAACAGGAGCGAGCCGCGTCACCCCTGGCGAAATTCGCTCCGAAGGAGAGAAAACGTGGATGAACAGATCAGGCAGCGGGAGCTAATTCGCGGTCGAAAACTGCTCTGCGAGGCGTTCGACGTACTTCGCGAGCCGCTCGACATTGACGAACAGGACAGCATCATCCGTCCTGAAGTCCGAGTGGCTTTCTTCATCACTGAGGCGCGGGAGCTTTTGTACGACGTAATCATCAAGCGCCAGCGGGAAGGGATTCGTTCAGCGCCAGATGCATAACTGGTCACAAATCGCCCGTGGCTATGAGGCGGACATCCTTGCCGAAAAAATCCCTGCGTGCAACTTTGTCAAGCTCGCTTGCCGCAGGTCGGTGGAGGACTTCGACCGCTACGCCGCGCACGACGCCCCGTATCAGTACGTCAGCGAGAAGGTTGATGACGTTTGCGAATTTCTCTCGACGCTACAGAACGTGGCTGACGGAATCTCTACCCGCGCTGGCGACCCGCTGACCCTCCTACCTTTCCAGGTTTGGCAACTGGCAAACATCTTCGGCTGGGTTTGGCGCGACGACGGGACGATGCGCTTCAAGAGAAGCTACGTCGAAGAGGGACGCGGCAATGGCAAGACAACGCTGTCAGCGGGCTGCATGCTCTACAAAACCTTTGCCTGTGGAATTTATGGCGCTCAGGGAGTCTGCGCTGCTTCGCTGCTCCCACAAGCGCGCTTGGTGCTTGACACCGCGCGGGAGATGATTCTCCGCGACGAGCAGATCAGAAATGCGCTCGGCCTGACCGTCTCCGCGCACACCATCTTTCAACCAGCAACCGGCTCGAAGCTCTGGGCGCTTCCCAAGACGGCTCTATCGGCTGAGGGTTTGTCGCTCGATGCGGCGGTCCTGGATGAATTGATGGCGCAGCGCGGACGGGCGCTGCACGACGTCCTATCCAGCGGGGTCTCAAAGCGCAATAACAGCCTGTTCATGATGGTGACGACCGCTGGTGATGACTCCTCGGGCGTGGCGTTCGAGATCAGATCGTTCCTTGAAAAGCTCCTCACGGGCGAGTGCAACGACCCGAGTTTCTTCTGCGCGATGTATACGACCGACCCCGACGCCGATTGGCGCGACACCCTCACCCATCGGAAGAGCAACCCCGGCTGGGGAGTCATGGTTTCGCCGAAGGCGATTGCCGAGGAATGCGAACGCGCCAAGATGATTCCGGGTGCGCGGAATAATTTCCGCGCACGGCACTGCTGCGAGTGGACGCTGAACGGCGGGGACGAGCCGTTTCTGGATGACCGCCTGATTAAAAAGTGCTATGACGCGGACCTAGATGAAAAACAGTTCGACGGACAGCCTGCCTGTCTCGCGGCTGACCTAGCCAGCCGGATTGACCTCTGCTCCGTGGCCCGCGTCCAGAGCCGCCGCATCAACGGGAAAATTCACCATTACGCCTTTGTCAAAAACTGGCTCCCGACAGCTCAAAGGAATGCCACCCCCGGCTACGCGGCGTGGGCTGACAAGGGCGAGTTGGTCTTTACCGAAGGCTCGACCACGGACCAGGACGTTGTTGAGCAATTTATTTTCGACGAGCTTGAACGGTTTAAGGTCCGCGATTGCTCCTTTGACGCGACGCAGGCGAGCCAACTGATGTCGCACGTCGAGAAACGTGGCGGCACGGTGTTGGAAATTCCGCAGAACGCCAAGAACATGACCCCTGGCGTCCACGAGTTGCAAGAGGCCATCCACGCGGGCCGCTTCCATACAAACTCCCAAATGCTGATCTGGGCGCTCGGCAATCTACGCGTCAAGACTTTCGGAAACGGTCTACTGCAACCTCATCGGCCAGCACGCCGAGAATTGAAGATTGACCCGGCCATTGCCGCGTTGATGTGCCTACGGTCGGTCACGCTGGTGCCGCTGGACGAGACGAAGTGTCCGCCGAGAATTTTCTCGATTGATTGGAACGAGGGCACGATTACGGACCACTCGCATCCCGAAGGAGCGACCGCATGAGCACCCTCCATCTGGTGACGGCGCGCGACATCAATGCGCCCCCTGAGACCGCGGCCGCCGCTGGTCTTTCGGTGCGTGATGACCTGATCGTGGTGGCATACATCGGAAGGGGTTTGCAGAAGACGCAATTTTTCGTCCACAAGAGCGAAAAGGCTTTTCGGTTCTGTCCGTACTGGAGTGAATGGCGGAAGAACGTCACCATCGTTGACGACGATTTTAATGTCGGGCGCTTACTGCTCGACGTGGGCAGGCAGGCGAAGCGAGTCGGCTATGACCCGGCTGAGCTTTCGATCTCCGAGGCCAACGCCAACGTGACCGTGCCTGTCGAGAAGAGCCTCTGCGAAAACTATCTCGATTGGATTGAGAGGACCAACTTTCTCAGGGAGGTTGTTATCCACGCTGAGGAAGACCCAAACAGCATCGCCGCGATGGTTCGCTATTTCTGGGAAAGCCTGCGCCTCCCTGGCGGTCGTAGAACCCTGGCCTCGCCGTCTGACCGTCCCGACGCGATTCTCGCGATCATCAACGCGCTAGCAGCGGAAGCGATTACGACCGAGCGGATGCACGCGGAAGCAAGCAGTAGGCGTGAAAAGGAACTGAAAGAGAAGCGACAACTTTGTGCTGACCTGGAAGGTAAGCACGTCAACAGCGACCTCTGTGCAGCGATGCGTAAGCACCAGGAAAGATATGGTTACGTTCGACTGATGCTGTTGAGCCGTGGCGGGAGGCTCTTGAATCTGCCCTACGAGGACGCGCTGCCGTTGGTCGCGCACCACTTCGCGGAGTTTTCACCATGCCCAGGCTGATGCCGTGCAGAAAAGGCGGCTGCCCCGAGAATGTTGACGGGGGCGGGTACTGCGCGAAGCACCGACCAGAAACTACAGACCGCACCACCGGTCCACTGCGAACGCTATACCACAGCCGAGGCTGGCAAGGACAAAGGACGGGACTTGCTCTAGCTGTTCGGCAAAGGAATCCGGTCTGCCAGAAGTTGCACGTCGAGGGCGGTCGGCTCGTTCGTTGCCGACACGCATCGGCGCTCGTCCACCACATGCACGGAGCAAGGTTGCGACCAGACCTTTTCTTTTCCGTTTACGACGAGAACGGGAAGTCCAACTTGGTTGCCCTCTGCAAGGCGTGCCACCCCGAGCACCGGGACGAGACACGCGAGTGGCGCGAGATGCGTGAAGGTAACTCGGTGCCGCCGGGTGAGGGCCGAGGACAGTTTTTCGTCAGAACCGAGTGGGAGGTTAGGGTCGCATGACCGCACGCGAAGAAATTGTGCAATTTCTCGAAGAGTTCGTGCCGCATTATGCCGGCGTGGATTATCTACGAGAAGCCGAAAAATTCTTGGAAGAAGTAAATCGAGAGCACGGCCCGCATCCACTGGTAAGTGCGGCGATCAAAAACATTTCCTCGAGAATTGTTTTTCTTGAGGTTGGTGAAAAATACAAATGAAAAAGGGAGACATCACAATGCACGACTCAGCGAATGTTCAGATGTCGCACAAACTGGCAGAGGAATCAACCGACAGATATCTTGCGCGGGTAATCAAGAGCGCGGGTCCGATGGTGATTACCGCTGGCCCCGCGCCGGGAACACGCGAAGGCAAACCTGGCCCGAAGGTCCTCGGCGACGACGCGGAACTGTTGGAAAAGACAAAGCACGTGCGTCGGTCCAAAGAATGCTTGATGGAATTTTATGCCAGGACGGGAGTCGGCGCTCATCAAGTCCGTACACTCTCCAAATCGGACATCACCACTCTGGTTGAAACGGTCAGCAAAAACGAAGACCTTCAGCCGCCTATCAGCGCCTTCGGTGGTCCCGCGCCACGAAGATTTGTCCTAGAGGCGTAGTAGCTCTTGACCCGCCGCGCCGGGTGCTATAGGTGCGGAAAAAATCAAATAGAGGTAAGCAAAATGTACGAACGGAGATTCAATACTCAAGCAACACTGCGCACGACGGATCCCGGCGGCGGTGTCGGTCCAACCATCGAGGGATGGGCAGCGCGTTTTAACGTCTGCTCACATGACCTCGGAGGATTCGTCGAGCGGATAAATCCCGGCGCGTTCACTCGGTCGCTGCAATCTGACCGGGACGTGAAGTGCCTGGTAAATCATTCAGCGGACCGCATCCTTGGCCGACGGCAAAATCAAACACTCTCACTGGACGAGGACAGCAAAGGTTTGCACTTTCGTTGCTTGCTTCCTGACACCTCGGACGGGAGAGATGTTGCGGCGCTTCTAAAAAGAGGCGACATCTCAGACTGTTCATTCGCCTTCGCCGTGGACGATGACGGAGAAGATTGGACGGATGAGGATAGGTCCTCGCTGTTTCTCGATGACGACGAGGACGAGGACGAAGATAGATCACTGCGTGTCAAGGTCCGCACGCTGCGGTCCGTCCGACTTTTCGACGTTTCCGTTGTCACCTCCCCCGCGTACCCCAAGACGTCCGTAGGTTTGAACTCCCTCACCCCTCAAGCACTAGGGCGCTCGTACACGCAGCAGGATTATTTTCCGCAAGGAATTCCGCAGGAAGTTCGTAATCACATCAGCCATGCGATTGACCCGCGCGTGCAAGAACGCCGTCGCCGTCTCACTAATCTTTTTCTGTAGCAAGCCCGCGCGTCGGGTGCCCCGTGGACGCGAAAAAATCAAGCAGAGAGAAAAAACATGATCAGCGTCATCAATCAGAAGTTGGAACAACGGTCCAAAATAGTCGCCGAACTGGAGTCAATCGACTCCACACCCGGCAATCTCACACGAAAGCAAGAATCTCGAAAAGCAACTCTCCTAGCCTTGCTCGCAGAGCTGCGTGACGGCACAGCCGTCGAAGAGCTTCGCCGATGGGAAATGGATAGGCTCCTGCAAGAAGCCGGGCTGCCCAAACTTCCCGAGCATGGTCGCCTGGGTCGCCTGGACGATGAGACGGAAAATGAGTGGCGTGCCTTCGGAAAGGGCGAACCTATTCGACCGTCACGCATTCCTAAGGATTCGGAGGTGCGTGCGAACGAGGCAGGCACTCAGGCTCTAACATTCACGCAGCAGATCCCTGGAGGTGCGTTCGTGCCGCAGGGCATGTACAACCGCGCCTTCGAAACGATGCGTCAGTACGACGCGATTTTTGATTCCCAATTCTGCAACGTCGTTGAAACTGACACCGGCAATAACATGCCGTTCCCGGTATGGGACGACGTGACAAACCAATCCGTTCAGGTCGGAGAAACGGCGCAATCGAACGAGGTCGATGTCGCGAATTTCGGACAGACGCAATTGAATGCGTATGCGTTCCGCAGCAAGATCGTCGGAGTTTCGTTGGAACTGTTGCAAGATTCGAACTTCCCAATTGGCGCAGTTCTTGAACGCGTGTTCGCGATGCGGCACGCTCGCGGCGTCGGCCAAGCGCTCATCAACGGCAGTGGCGTGAACGCCCCCACTGGCTTAACCACCGCTGTCCTCGCAAGCGGCGCTTCTCCGGTCATCGCGTCAGGAAGCTCGACAAACACCGGCGGAGTGGAAACGGGCGCAACCAGCCTCGGCACGCAGGACATCAACACGCTTTTCCACAAACTCGACCCGGCGTACCGTCCGGGCGCTGCCTTCTATATGAACGACACAACGCTTTCCTACCTCGACGGCTTACTCGACAAAAATGGTCGGCCTATCGTGAAGTTCTGCGACGGGCTTAACGGCCAATACGGCGTCACACCCTACATTCACGGACGACCGGTCGCGATCTGCCCGAGCATTCCCGCGATGGCCTCGGCCAAGAACAGCGTTTTCTTCGGTCAGCCGATGAATTTTGTACAGCGGCGCGTACCGAGTTCGATGTACGTCCGGCGCTTCTGGCAAAATCCGAGCCTCGTTCAATTCGGCCTCGTCGGTTTCGAGAGCTGGATGCGCGTGGACTCTGGCCTCGTCGCGCCGAACTCGCAATATCTTCCGTTCCAATTTATTCAGCAGCACAGTTAGCGACACCTCTCGGTCAGGCCAGGCCGAGGGCGGGGCACGCTGGCCAGGGTCGCTCAGGTCCCTCATTGCCGTGCGTCGCTGCCGGGGCGGAAGTAACCTCCGCCCCAACCATTTTTGAATTTCGGGCGCAGCCGCGCCTCTTCAAAGCCCGGGACGGGATGGCCTAACGGCGATCCCTGTGCGCCGAGAGGCGCGGCATATCAAAGCAAATGGAGGAGACTGTTGGCTACGCACAAGCTTGAGCCGTGTTGGCACTCTTGCCAGTTCTGCGGTCGAGATCACTACCACCTGATCGCCAATGCTGGCTCGCCGCTCGACCCGTGGAAACGACCATGCGAGCAGTGCGTAGCGGCTGGGAGAGCTACACAAATTAATCAGCGAGCACCAGATGTTCCCCAAAAGTGCGCAGCGGAAGGGCGGGAGGAATCGCCCGAGGGCATCGAGAGTCAGGTGCCTGCGGAAGTCCTTCCCGAAGCGGTTCAGACTCATGAAGCGGTACGGGTTGAGGCGCTGGATGATGAGGGCGTCTCATGCGCGGTGGCATGTCAATCGGGGGATGACTTCGAACTCCTGCGAATTTTGTTTGAAAGAGAAGTGAGCGCCGAAACCATCTAGGTATCAGCCGGAAACTTCGTAATGGATGGCGGCGGGCTCGTAACGATCATTGTTTTCGATGATGAGATACCACCAGCCCCGAAAGGGAAGCTTTAGTTCCTGGTGGTGTTTGTATCGCTTAGGGAAGCCTCCGTAGTAGGAGAATACGTCCTTTTTGCCATTGTTGAACTCTTTGAGTCCATCCTCGTCCAAAACCCAAGTGGTAACCGGGGCTCCATCCGCTTCAACAGTGTATTCAATCCACCCGTCGCTAGGTACGGGATATCTGATGCGCAAATGGGTATCAGGCTTTAGAAGTGCGGTTCGCATAATTAGGGAACGCTCGGCGGATTTGATCCTGTCTGTGGTTCTCCTGATAGCAAAGTCTTGTTTCGTTTCACCCCAAATGCCTCTTCTGCTTGTTCCAAGAACACTCTCACAGTTCGGTAAAACAAGAGAAGCAACAGTAGTAGACCCGCTTTCCAGTTGTCGTTTAAGTCTTTCATGAGTCCTATAAGACGGACCCGGTGTTCATCATGTTCGTTTCCGAACACCAACCAACAAGTCGAATAGAAAACTAGTAGCGTAATAACCAAGACGATCAACGGCTCGACGACCGACAGCAACCAGTTCAGCCATTTGGGGAGCGGGCTAAGTTTGGCCAGCGGACGGAGCAGACGCATTAACCAATTCTGGCACTTGGACTGGACACTTGGCAATCCACCTGGTTCCCGGCGCACCGCTCCCGATACTCGGGGACAACGGCTAGGTCGTTCTAGGGCACGCAAAACCACGACTAGACCGCTGTAGGAGACGCGATCTCTGCCCCTCCCTTAGGAACCCCCTGGACCCCTAAATTCCTACAAATCATGTGTTTCATCTCTAGTTGATTCACTTTATAGTTAACACTAATCCCGGCCAGAGGCCGGGGATTAAGGAGAAACACAATGGCAAACGAAGTGAAAAAGCAAAAGCGCGTTCGGCTAGACCTCATCAACAAGCACGCGGAGTTCGTCAAGATCGTGCAGCAGGAATGCGCGGTTCGCACATACGACCGAAAGAAGGTCGAGGAGCGCTTGAACTGTCACGGGGACCAAGCGAAGAGCCTCATCCTTCTGGCACAGCTTGCAGACGCGAAAGGCGGCAAGTAAGCATCCGAGCAGGAAGCGGAAATTCCCAAAGGCCCTGGGCTTGATGCTCAGGGCCTTTTCCTTTTTCCACCGACGTACTATTTACATTAAAAACGAAAGGTTCATTTTGCATTTTGGTACTGGTTAACTTCTCTCTCTACTGCGAATATCCGAGGTAACGCGCCCAGTCTGTCAGCTGGCCGGAGTACAGGGAGGAAACAATGCCGGAAAAGGTTGTTAAGGAAGTGCACTTGAGAGGTGAATTTCTTGCCCCAAGAAAACTCAACAGGGTTGCCGTTTTGTTACGCGAGAACGATGATGAGATCGTTCACATCATCGAACTGAGTGAGTCAGAGCAGCGGGCGTGGGATCGCAACGACCCCGTTATTTCAGGGAGGGTCATCGGCACATACGTGAATGTGATTAAGATTCAAACTGGGAAAAAGGCAGCGGCATGAACAAGAACCAAGTCATCGCAGTAATTGCTGCCATCCTGATGGACCGCGATAAATCAAAGGCAATGAAGCCAGCAGTTGAAGAAGCGCGGAAGCTTGTTGAATATGCCGAGACGGGGGAAGAGCCGAAATCGAACTTCGACGGAAACCTAAAGCTTCTGGATTCCTGATACTTCAGGCCCGAGCCCCAAGACCTCGGGCCTTCTATCTGCGCCCCTTCCAAGACCCAAGGTAAAACTAAGGTAAAACAGTCCAACCTCCCAACCACAGGACTCTAAGAAAACGTCGTTTTTAAAGGGAATTTGGTGAACCGGGGAGGACTCGAACCTCCAACCCGTTGATTAAGAGTCAACTGCTCTACCATTGAGCTACCGGTCCACGGGGAAACTTCTATTTTACACAGTCTGAAAATTGTTGTCGACTCCGCT